AAGACCATTAAGTCGGGCCTTCTGTACGTCGTAAGCAAAGAGTTCCCGAAGAAGACCCACGTGCGGGAGAAGCAGGGCGAGTACCTGTCTGTCTTCTCCACCCAGCTTGACCGACTGGACAGTGCCATGGAGAATGGGGTGTGGAACCCCAAGCAGGGTCCGTTGTGCGGCTGGTGCCCGGTGAAAGCCTGCGAGCACAATCAACCGAGGAGGGGCTGGTGAGACTGGTACGGCTTACGGACGGTGACCATCGCTACCTGAAGCATGTAAAAGACAGGGGCGGCTATATCTATCAAGTGGTAGAAGAGGACTGGACGCACTCCGTCCTCACGCTTAGGTCCCTTGCAAACGGGCACGAGTCCATGGTCTTGGTACAGCACGTTGAGGATTTACCCGTAGACGAGTAGCAGGTATGTTCTGCGCCCATGGTCGAGCGTGCTCCTAAGGCGTGTAAGGTGTGTGGTGAGGACTTTATCCCCCGCTCCGTTTCGCACCGGTACTGTGGAGACGCCTGTCGGGCGCAGTGGCATCGGATCACATTCCAGTCCACGGAATACCAGTACCGGACCATAAGCGGCGACTGGCATAGGTACTTTGTCCGGCTCTGCAACAGCAAAGAACGCAAAGGGGTCATCACCCCACAAGACTGTATAGAGATACTTAACCAGCAGCAGGGGCGCTGTGCGCTTTCCGGAGAAACCCTAACCTGCCGCCTCGAACGGGGAACCCTCCAGCCTACTAACGCCAGCCTCGACCGCAAGAATCCCGGTGGTAGCTACCGCCCGGAAAATATACAGTTGGTCTGCGTCGTGCTAAACAGTTTCAGGGGCGCGACCCCCCTCAACGAGTTCATCAGCTGGTGTAAGAAGGTAGCCGCCAATGGCTAAGAAGCCCCGCGATTATAAGCGCGAGTACGCGCTGTACCACGGCAAGCCCGAACAGATCAGCAACCGGAACGCCCGGAACGCTGCCCGCGCCAAGCTCATGAAGGCGGGCAAGGTCCGCAAGGGGGACGGCATGGACGTCGCCCATGTAAAAGCGTTTGACAAAGGCGGGGGAAACGGGGACGGTGTGCGGGTGGAGCCCGCGTCGAAGAACCGGTCATTCGCCCGAGACCCTAAGAACAATCTCGTCTCCGAGACAAGCAAGAGAGAGCGTAAGCGGAGACGCTAAACCACTTGGAGCAAACTGGTGGAAATCATAGACAACCGAGCGCTGCTCGTCAGCGCCGAAGACCCGGGCCTTATCACGGAGTCCATCCGTAAGAGCGCTGACACCAAGGACGGCGTTGTCGTCCACTGGGGCTTCCACGAAGCCGAAACACTGGTCAAGCTGGGCGTCAGCGACGTACCCTCCCCCATCTTGCGTAACTACGAGTGGACCGGGAAGTACACCCCGTTCAACCACCAGAGGACCACGGCTTCCTTCTTGTCCCTGCGCCGCAGGGCGTTCTGCTTCAACGAGCAGGGTACGGGTAAGACCGCTTCCGTCATCTGGGCTGCCGACTACCTGATGAAGCTAGGCAAGGTGAAGCGGGTACTGGTCATCTGCCCCCTGTCCATCATGCGTTCGGCTTGGCAAGAAGACCTGTTCACTTTCGCCATGCACCGTTCGTGCTCCATCGCCCACGGGTCCTCCAAGCAACGGGCCAAGGTCATTCAAGCGGGGGCCGAGTTCGTCATAATAAATTACGATGGCGTGGCTGTCGTGGAAGAAGAAATTGCCAAGGGTGGGTTCGACCTGATCGTCATCGACGAAGCAAACGCCTACAAGAACGCGCAGACATCGCGCTGGAAGATCATGAAGCGCATCATGAATAACACGGACCCGCGCCTGTGGATGCTTACGGGTACTCCGGCGGCACAGAGCCCAGTGGATGCGTACGGTCTGGCCAAACTAGCTGGATCGCCCAACTGCCCCAAGTACTTCGGGTTCTACCGGGACTCCGTGATGCACAAGATCACGCAGTTCAAGTGGGCGGTGCGCCCCGGGGCGCAAGACATCGTGCACAACATCCTCCAGCCTGCCATCCGGTTCGAGAAGAAGGATTGTCTCGACCTGCCAGAGGTCACGCACGTAGACCGGGAAGCCCCCCTGACACCACAGCAGCGTAAGTATTACGCCGAGCTCAAGAACCAGCTCCTTATCTCTTCGGACGGGGAGGACGTCAGCGCCGTTAACGCCGCGTCCAAGATCAACAAGCTCCTCCAGATCAGCGGAGGGGCGGTCTACACCGACAACAGGGAAGTGTTGGAGTTCGACGTCTCTAACCGCATCAACGTGGTGCTGGAGGTCATCCAAGAAGCCAGCAACAAGGTGCTGATTTTTGCCCCCTTCACGCACACCATCGACCTACTGAAGGAGCGGATGGACAAGGAGGGCATCAGTGCAGCGGTTATCAACGGGGCCGTCCCGGCAAACAAGCGCGGGGATATCATCCAGCAGTTCCAAGAGAACCCCGAGCCCCACGTCCTTATCATCCAGCCCCAAGCCGCCTCTCATGGGCTTACCCTTACCGCCGCAGACACAATCATCTGGTACGCGCCCGTCACGAGCGTAGAGACCTACCTTCAGGCCAATGCGCGTATCGACCGCGCTGGGCAGAAGAACACGATGACAATCGTCCATATCCACGGCAGCCCCGCCGAGCGGCACGTCTACCAGATGCTCCGTGGGAACATTCAGGAACACCAAAAAATTATCGACTTGTACCGGACGGTGCTTGACGCGGAGTAAGCGGGGGTTTACAAAGTCAACAGAAGGAGCACAACATGTCTGACAAAGTCATTAACGATCTCGTCAAGGTATACCGGCGTCTCCGTGACGCCGTTGCGGAATTGGAGGAGGAACACAAGGCAAAGCTTGCCGAGCTCAAGTACCAGATGGACCTTGTCAGCCAAAACCTCCTAGAGTTCTGTGAGCGGCACAACCTCGACAGCGTCCGAACCCCGATGGGCACGGTCTCGCGGCGGGTTCAAACCCGCTACTGGACCAATGATTGGGAGTCTCTCTACAAGTGCGTTGAGGAGAACGGTGCGTACCACCTGCTGGAGAAGCGCATCAACAACCACAACATGAAAGAGTTTCTGGAGGAAAACCCGGACATCCTCCCGCCCGGCCTGCAAGTGGACCGGAAGTACATTGTCCAAGTCCGTAAACCCAACCGTAAGGATACCTAACCATGGGTAACATCGCTATTTTCAAGGAGCAGTCGGAGCTCGCCGTCGTCCGCCGCCAGTCCCGGCTCGCGGATAAGATGGGTACTGGCGGAGCTCTTCGCCGTATCCAGATGAGTAAGAAGGGCACGTTCAAGCGTATCGTCGGTGGCGAGCAGGTGGGCGGGGTTGCCCGCGACTCCATCGACGTCATCATCGTGGATATGCTCTCGGAAGTGTCCCGGCAGTTCTATGCCAGCACCTACGACCCGAATGCAGCAGCGACCCTTCCGGATTGCTGGTCCAACGAGGGTGCCAAGCCGGAGGCCAAAGCTTCCAACAAGCAGGCTAGCGCCTGTAGCGCTTGCCCCAAGAACGTCGATGGCTCGGGCACTAACGGTAAGGGCCGCGCCTGCCGATACGTGCGTAGGCTGGCGCTGCAACTCGTTGGGGACCCCTCCGGCGAAGTCTGGCAGATCAACATCCCGGCCATGTCCCTGTTCGCCAAGGGTGTGGGTAACGTCCACGGCTTCGAGAGCTACAAGAAGTTCCTCGTCGCCAACGGTGAGGGCGTGGATACGGTAGTGACGCGCATCCAGTACACCCCGAACGACGAGCTGGAGGTGCGCTTCCAACCCATCCGGCAGCTGACCGCTGAAGAGGATGCTCGGGTGACTGCTGCGCAGGAAGACCCGGAGACCGCGAGATACACCGTGCTGACCGCTGCGGAAGCTGATGGCGTGAACAAGACTCCCTTGGTTCCCCCGCCCGCCCCTGCCCCTGCCCCTTCCGGCTTCTTTGGTGCCACCGAAGACACTGACGAGGACGAGGACGAGGACGAGGAAGAAGCTCCGGTTCAGGTCAAGGAGCCCGAACCCAAGAAGAGGGCTTCCAAGAAGGCCGAGGTTCCTGCTACCCAAGTTAAGCCGGAACTGAACAGCGTTCTGAGCTCGTGGCTCGACGACGACGCTGGCGACGACGTCCCCTTCTAAGGAGCAGACATGTCTAAGGGATATACGGTTAGCATAGTACGCGCTAACGCCGACGCGGACCCCCATCTTCTGGGGGTCCAACTTGGCCAGTACTGCATTCCCCGGAACATCTCCGTTGCGGAGGTTGCGGCGGCGGTGGGGGTCACTCGGGCCACTATCTACAACTGGTTTTGCGGCGGGACGGTCGGGAAAGCGACCCATGTCGAGGCGGTCAAGGCTTATCTCGGGCTTGAAGACGCCGTTGACTGATGAACCCTGCCGAGTTCCTGACCCATCTCCAGTCCGAGGAAGGCTGGTTCGCCGTAGTCGGCATCAGGTCAGGCGACGTCAAGCAGACGCTTGTAGCTACGCTGGAAGAAGCAGAAGAGACCATTGGTTGGTATGCTTCCCAGCAGCGTGACGTTTACTTCGGAGTAGCCAAATATAAGAACGGCTCAAGCCGCACGAAGGAAAACGTCCGCACCCTCAAAGCGTTCTGGTTGGACATCGACTGTGGCCCAACAAAGGCAGTGCCCGACCCATCGACGGGGAGGCCCGGCGGTTATCTTGACCAGTCCGAGGCCCTC